GGTACACCAAGTACATCCTCGGGCCGGTGTTTGTAGATACGCCGGAGAAGACCGCAGCAGAGCAAGAGGCTGAGTACAAAGCCATGAAGGATGCGGAGCAAGCAAAGAATGTTCGCCAGACCCGCGACGAGAAGTTGAAGGAATGTGACTGGCGCGTCATCAAGGCGTTGGAAAGCAACATACCGCAGGACTTCCAGTGGGCGGCTTATCGTCAGGCGTTGCGTGACGTACCTACACAGGCTGGATTCCCTTGGACAGTTGAGTGGCCGCAATGAGTTCATACATCAAACTATCGACGAATGAGTTCCCCCGGCACATTGGGGACATTGAGATTGACCCTGCCGGGGCAGCAGACTACGCCCATGTAGAGTGGGTGGAGATGCCGACGTTTGACCCGAAGACTCAGCGTTGTATGGCAGGACCGCCGCAACAGACTGACGGCACTTGGTACTGGACATGGGTAGTGCGTGACGCTACACCAGAAGAGATTGAACAGGCAAACAAACCGTTCGTAGACCCACGGATGAACAATGTCTAAACGCTACCCCGGTGGGTTAATCACCAAAACCCCCGTAACCCCCACAACGTCCGCAGCATCTGGCGTGTGGACGCTTGACCAAGCGATAACGTATATCCAAGCGGGGACTTGGCCCACGCAGCCAGTATATTTTATTGGAGAATTGTATGGAACAGTACCAAACAATGCAGACGGATATGCAATAGCGTCAGATGGCGCTGGTAATTTGTATTTTTCTGGAGATACAAACACATCCGGTAATACTGATATTCAAATTGCTAAATATAATTATTCAGGCAATATACAATGGCAAAAAAGTTTAGGCGATACCGGATACGATTATGGCTTTTCTATAGCAGTTGATTCTTCCGGGAATGTATATACAAGTAGCCTTTTAGGCACTTCGGCTGGAACTTCTACCCAATTTTTAATTGCAAAATACAATAGTTCTGGAGTCATTCAATGGCAAAGAACTTTAGGTGGTTCATTAGAATTTTCAAGAGGCAATGGAATAGCCGTTGATTCGTCTGCAAACGTGTATGTTGTCGGTAGAAGTGATGTTGCAGCGGGGGGTGTAGCGTACATTGAACTTGCAAAATACAATACGTCTGGAACTATACAATGGCAACGTAAACTATCAGGAAGTTATGCTGGAAGTGGGAACGGAATTGCTTTAGATTCATCGGGTAATGTGTATATTACTGGCGGTGCAAATACAGCAATAGGAGGAAGGTATTTTATTACCGCTAAATATAATACTTCCGGAACTTTGCAATGGCAACGCCAAATAGGTGACGGTTCTTTTTCTTATGATGGAAAAGGAATAGCAGTTGACTCATCTAGTAATGTTTATGTTTGTTCTACTTCTGACCCAGCCGGAACAGGGTCGTTTATTGTTATTGCCAAATATGATACGTCTGGTGCTATTCAATGGCAACGTAGTTTAAGGCCATCTGGCGGCGCTCTTGCAAATTCTCAAGGCATAAGTGTTGATGCGTCTGGGAATGTTTATGTAATTGGATTTGACAATACTTCTGGTAGTTATTTTTATCAAATAACAAAATACAATACATCAGGAACTATTCAATGGCAAAGAAAACTTGGAAACAGCGTTTCAACAAGTTATGGGTATGGAGTAAAAATTGATTCGTCTGGCTCCGTTTGTGTTATTGGCACAAGCAATGTCGCAAACGGAACATATAAATTTTTGTTTGCAAAACTTCCAAGTGATGGTTCATTAACTGGTACATATGTAGTTGCTGGGCAAAATATTCTTTACGCGGCTTCTTCGCTTACTGACGCAGCAACTTCTTACAATGAAAACGCTGCTGGACTTACAAGTTCAACATCATCACTTACGGACGCTGCGTCTTCTTTGACGGATGTTACAACATCTTTAACATCTTCAGTTACGTCAATTCCATAAGGAACAATCATGGCTGAGAAATGGATTCAAAACGCAATCAAGAAGCCGGGTGCGCTTCGTGCTGAACTTGGGGCCAAACCCGGCAAGCCAATCCCAGAGAAGAAGTTAGCCAAGGCAGCGAAGGCTCCGGGAAAACTAGGTCAGCGTGCGCGGCTTGCTAAGACCCTGAGGGGCTTTGACTAACATGGTTACCGTATCGGACGTTGATCACAAGATTGAGGCCCATGTGGACATTTGTGCGGTCCGATACGAGGGTATAGAGCGTGAGATGAAAGGTGTTCACGCAAGGATCAAACGACTAGAGCAGATTCTCATCACGGGTGGCGGGGCAATTATTATGATGCTCGTGACCATGATGATGAAGGGGCATTAGTGGAAATCGTTGAACTGTTCCTCAAGGCGTGGCCGGTGCTACTTGGTATCGTCACGTTGATTGTTGTTCTGTCGAAGTTGGATCTTCGGGTGGCAGTGCTTGAGGAAAAGATGAAATCTGCTTGGGAGCAGATCAACAAGGTGAAAGATAAGTGATGAGCGAGAAACTTGAAGCCAAATCTCAACTTATTGAAAAAACTGCATTTGCAGTGCTTCCAATACTTTTTACTTGCGTTGTTTATTTAATGTCATCGTTAGACAAACTTAGCCACGATGTCACGGTACTTAACGCAAAGATTAGTCTGGTAGTCACTAGCGACAACAAGCAAGCCGCCAACAGTGGTGCTGAACTAGCGCGGGAGAAACTGCGTCAGGACCTTGAGAAGCAGATTAACGAGAACCGGGAACTGATCCACATCAACCGTGAGCGGATTGTGATCCTTGAAGAACGGATGAAGAAATAATGGCCGACTTCAATCCAGCGTTTGAGAAGATGATTCACGACGAGGGTGGATACCAACTAACTGACATTCCGGGCGACCGGGGAGGGCAGACTTATGCAGGAATCGCAAGAAAGCCAAATCCAGACTGGAAAGGATGGCAGTTCATTGATCTCAAGGATTTCGGATCGGCTACTCCTTTGGTTCGTGAGTTTTACAAGTCTAATTTCTGGGATCGTGTCCGAGGTGACGACATTAAGGAACAGGCTATTGCCGAGACCATCTTCAACTTTGCAGTCAACACCGGAACCGGCGTTGCCATCAAACTTGCCCAACTCATCGTCGGGACAACCCCAGACGGCGCAATCGGACCAAAAACCGTTGAACGGTTGAACATCTGTACGGCAGAGAAGTTTTTGCCTGCTTACGCTTTGGCCAAGATCCAACGCTACGCCAACATTTGCAATAAGGACCGTGGGCAGTCCAAGTTCCTTCTTGGTTGGATCAACCGTACATTGTCCGGACTAAAGTAATGGATCTTATAGGCATAGGTTCAATAATTGAAGGCGTGGGCAAGGTCGCGGGTGACCTCATTACAACGGACAAGGAACGCCTTCAAATGGCGTTGGAAGACCGCAAACTGGACCTTGAAGAGAAGAGGATTGACCAGACAACCGATTTGGCTCAGGTTGAAGTCAATAAGATTGAAGCGGCAAGTTCTAGCGTATTTGTCAGTGGGTGGCGGCCTGCTGTGGGGTGGATTGGCGTTCTTGGCTTGGCTTATCAATTCCTTGGGTATCCACTGATGCAGTGGCTCTGGGCTTTTGGACAGGGGGTCGATATAATCCCCAAAGGTCTTCAACCCCCGCCTGATTTACAAACTGAGCAACTGATGACGCTTTTAGCCGGTCTGCTTGGTTTTGGCGGCATGAGGTCATTCGAGAAAAGTAAAGGGGTCGCAGCCAAATGACAACCGCTTCCGTGATGACGTATGACTCCCTTGTGGAAAACATTCAGTCCTATTTGAACCGGACGGATACGGCGACCCTTGAAAAGATTCCGCTGTTTATTATGTTGGCGGAACAGATCATTGCCAGTCAGATTAAGTTTCTGGGCAACCTGACGGTCAACACCAGCACGATGGTGGCAAATACGTCGATCATTGACAAGCCTGCTCGTTGGCACAAAACAGTGTCAATGAACGTCTTGGTCAACGGCGAACGGTTTCCCGTTTTGCTACGCAAGTACGAATACTTGCGTGAATATTCGCCGCTTGCCACCGTTACTGGCATTCCTGTTTACTACGGGGATTACGACTACACGCACTGGTTGGTGGCTCCTGCGCCTGATGCGGCATACACCTTTGAGGTTCTGTATTACGAGCGCATTCAGCCGTTGGATTCAACCAATCAGACGAACTGGTTCACGATTTACGCCCCGCAAGCGTTGCTGTATGGGTCGTTGTTGCAGGCTATGCCATTTATCAAGAACGATGAGCGTTCGATAATGTGGAAAGCAAACTACGATCAGATCATGCAGACCCTCAAGCAAGAAGACGTACAGCGGATTGGTGATCGTCAAGCCTCAGTATTGGATACCTGATCATGTCATACAACTCGCCATTTACAGGTAACGTCATTCAACCGACTGACGTATCGTACAGTCGAATCGTACTGACGAATGATTTACAGTTGACTTGGCCGATCAACGGCTCACTGACCGATGATTCTGCCGCTCGAATCATGGAAGTGTCGACAACTTCTACGGCAAACGAGTTGTGGATGCCGCCGGCAAATCAGGCCTCCGTTGGTCAAGATGCGCTAATCCGTAACGTAGGTTTGGTTGCGCTAACGGTTAAAGATTTTGCTGGACTGAACACGATTGTTACGGTTGCCGCTGGGCAGGCGCAGTACATCTACATTACAGCAAACGCTACGACGGCTGGGACATGGGGCATCATTGCTTTTGGGATTGGTTCCTCTGGCGCTGATGCCGCAACTCTTGCTGGTTATGGTCTGCTGGCAATTGGTCAGACGCTCAATCAGAGTCAGCCAGTTACAACGTTTTCAAGCAATTACACAGCGGTAGCGGCAGACCGCTCGAACACTTACGTTTGGACGGGCGGGGCCGGCACGATCACGATGACGTTGGCTTCAACACTAGCTGACAACTGGTTCATGTTCTTGCGTAACAGCGGGACCGGAGCGTTGACGGTTGCGTGTAGTGGTGGGAATACGATCAATGGATCGGCAACAATTGTTCTTCAGCCGGGGGATTCTTGCATTATTGTCTGTAGCGGGACGACGTTCTACACAGTAGGGCTTGGCAAATCGACCCAGTTCGCGTTTACGCAGTTGTCCAAGGCTGTGACTACTGGGACGTACACGTTAACGGCTAACGAGGCTTCCAACGTCATCCAGAAGTACACGGGTTCGCTTACGGGGAACGTGACGATCATTGTTCCTTCGACGGTGCAGGTGTACTACATTGTCAACGCTACTACTGGGGCGTACACCGTAACAATCTCAACTGGCTCTGGGTCAAGCGCAATCTTGACGGCAGGTTCGCAAGCTACGTTGGTTTGTGACTCGGTAAACTTGTTCAATGCCAACACAATTTTGGCGGGTTCTTCGACGGTAAGTTTGAACAGTGGAGCGGTTGGAGCGCCTTCCTTGAACTTCTCGGCTGAGACAACAACTGGTATTTACCGTGCTGCTTCGGGTGAATTTGACATATCAATTCTTGGCGTGAATTTGTTTGCGCTGACGGCCACAGGTTTGAACATTAACGGTACTGGAAACTTCACTGGTGGCGTTTTTGGCGGCACTTACTGATGACAAAAAAAGTCTTTGCCATTGACACCCAACCCGGTATACAACGGGATGGTACGGTGTTTGACATGAATTTTTACACCGATGGCAAGTGGGTTCGATTCCAGCGAGGAAGGCCGCGTAAGATTGGTGGCTATAGAGCAATTACTCAAAGTGCTTCTGGTTTATCCCGCGGGATGTATGTTAATTCTGCAGACGGTGTAAACCAAGTATTTAGTGGCTACAGTTCTGGCCTTGAAGTTATCAACGTCGATAATCTTGGAATTGGCTCTGGCATCAATCAGTTTACTTTTACTGGACTTGCGCTGACCCTCAACACGCTTGTTGGCGGCTCGCTGTACACCAATGGCACTTACACTGCTGTAAGCCTCACAGGAGGCTCTGGAACGGGCGCTAAAGCCACTGTAGTGGTATCTGGTGGCGCAGTGACTTCGGTGACGCTGACGGCTGGCGGAAACGGTTACGTTGTAGGTAATACGTTAAGTGCAGCAGCCGCGAGTATTGGCGGAACGGGTAGCGGGTTTTCGATCAAAGTAGCGACAATTAACAACGGGTTTACGGCTAACAATCTTAACCTTTGGCAATTCGATTCGCTTTTTGATTCGCAAGGCAGTGGCAACCAACTTCTGTTAGCGCACCCCGGAAGAAACCTTGCGCAGATTGACCAGACAGTTGCGACTCCAGTATTAGCTGGAAATATTGCCGGTACTACGTTACAACCGTTGAGAGATACAAATGGGCCAACGCCAACTGGTGACACCATATCGGTTGCTGGCGGTGTGTGTGTTTTGCATCCTTACGTTTTTGTGTACGGGGATAACGGGCTAATTAAAAACTCAACCGCGGGTGATCCGTACAACTGGAACGGCGCTGACGCAAACGAAACAAACGTAGCCTCAACAAAGATTGTGAAGGGGTTGCCGGTACGAGGTGGATCAAACGCACCGTCTGGCCTTTTTTGGGCGCTCGACTCCTTGATTCGCGTTTCCTACGCCCCAACCACAATTACGGTTGGCGGAGTATCAAGCACGTTTTATTGGCGGTACGACATCATTACCAGCCAATCGTCAATTCTGTCGAGCCAGTGCGTTATCGAGTACGACGGTATTTATTACTGGGTTGGCGTTGATCGCTTTTTGTTGTACAACGGTGTGGTCAAGGAATTAAAGAACAACTTCAACCAGAACTACTTTTTTGACAATCTGAATTACGCGCAAAGTCAAAAGGTATGGGTGCAAAAGGTCCCAAGATTTGGGGAGATCTGGTGGTTTTTTCCTTCTGGTGACTCGACCGAGTGCAATGATTGCATCATCTACAATATTCGGGAAGATTGTTGGTACGACGCAGGTGGGGCTTTAGGGGCGCGTCGCAGTGCTGGATATTTCTCGCAAGTATTCCACTATCCGATTGCGGCTGGTACGACTCAAAGCGAACAGGTGCTTATATTCAGCGCCAGCGTGATTACCAATTCGACGACCACAATCAAAGTCCCAGTAAACAATCAACTTGCGGTTGGTCAAGTTGTGATTGCCAGTAACATTCCGACTGGCGCGACGGTAACGGCAATTGTGCCGAGCGCCACGGCGGGATACTTTGACGTGACGATAAGCGCCGCGGCTACAAGCTCTGCGACGGTGGTTGCGACGTTTAACACACAGGCAGGCCAAATCAGTTTTTGGCAACACGAAATTGGCACTGATGAAGTGATTGACACTACGTCAAACGCAATTGAGAGTTCATTCCAGACTTCTGACCTTGGATGGGTAGCTGGTGGTCCGGCGCAAGCCTCGTTAGTTGGTGACAATGTTTGGGTAAACCTCGAACGGATTGAACCTGACTTTATTCAAAGTGGGACGATGTCGTTCCAAGTGACTGGACGGGCGTTTGCCCAGTACCCTGACGTTACATCAGAGCCGTACTATTTTGAGCCAGACACTGGCAGAATAGATATGCGAGAGCAGCGCCGTGAGATTAGGTTGATCTTCACGAGCAATGTGCAGGGCGGGAATTACCAGTTGGGCAAAGTCCTTCTGAATGCGGACATCGGTGATGTGAGGCCATAATGGCGCTTCCGCTTGTATATGACCCGCGGTTTCACACGTTTGAATCGTGGGCAGCGATTATGTGCGAAGCATATGCCGGTCAACAGTTAGCAATCCCAAACGCCAAAACTGACTGGAAGGAATGGGCTGCTGGGTTAAAGGCCATTGATATATTCACAAATGAAGGCATACCCGGCCCGTACATATTCGAGAAGTGGCAAGACTGGGCGGCTGCGCTAGTCGGCGCGATCAACCAGAAGGTCAACTGACATGGCAATTGTTACCTCACCGGAATTTATCAGCAACTATCTCAGTAATGTTGCCGGTATTGATACCAGCGGGATGACTGACGAGGAAATGCGTCTTGCTGGTGAAAGAATCAGCGGTGAGACTGTCAGTTATGCTGCGCCGGTAGGCGGGTTAGCTGCGGTATCGGCACCACCTGTTGAAACGCCTAAAGTTGAACCACCACCTGTTGTAGCTCCGGCTGAACCACCTCCGGTCGTAACACCGCCAGTTGCAGATACTTTGCCTGTTAATCCGGCCCCAGTAGCGGAGCCACCGCCCTCGAATGTTCAGCCGCCTCCATATGAACCACCGCCGGGAGTCCGGGACAATTTTGAACAATTTACGCCTGCACAATCTGACGTTATTGAAACTCCGGCAGACAAACCTGTTGTTTCAGAGCCAGTAGCCCCTACTGCACCGATTGCGCCCGTTGTAGATGCAACTGTTGCCAAAGAGCCTGTTAAACCGGTCGCAGATCAAACAACCGCAGTTCCCAAGGAAAATGTCGAAGCCAAGGCAACAACTTCGACATTGCCAACACTGACGGATTACAAAGGGAATCAGTACGACGGCGCACAAGTTTTAAATCTAGCACGGCAGTTGGCTGAAAACGCTGGCCCGATGTCTGGCGGTGTGTTTGAAACCAAAGGCGCGAACATTGGTTTCGCGGCGGAAGAAGCCAACAAACTACTTGGAAGGGATGCAAGCACCGCCGAGCAAGTGTTGCTTGATATGTCGCGGCAACTAATTCAAGCCGGGGTGACTGACTTAAACAGTTTGCACGGTGGCGACATTAAACAAAATGTGAGTGTTGGGTTAAATGATGATGGGCATTATGTTTTAAGTATTCCAAACACTTATGATCCAGAGGGTCCATCGTCAACAAGAGAGTTAACCCCAGACGAATTAGCGCGAGTTAAAACAACTGAAATTGCCGCTAGTGGCGAAATGGAAGGTTACACCAAGCGTGTACTTGAAGATTTTACGATTGGTCGAGGCATATTTTCTGGGGATAAAGTTTTAACGCCAGCAATGGCGGCATCCGATCCGTTGTCATACACCATCGGTCAGACCTACACTGGTGAAGGCGGAACAGATTATCAATTAAAGTTTGATCCAAAAACAGGAAAACCAACGGTAACGGCAAGTGGTTTTTCCACAAGCGATGCTGGCTTGATCATGCCGGTCATTATGCTTGCGTCGAGTTTCCTCATGCCCGGAGTTGGTTCGGCGCTGACAAGTTCGTTGACATCGGCTGGACTTGGTCAAGTTGCGTCTCAAGTAGTGTCAAGTGCAATCATCAGTGGCGTTACCAGCGGGGTAATGGCAGAGGCTACTGGCGGTGATTTTGGCGACGGGTTTTTGAAAGGTGCGCTGACGGGGGCTATTTCTGCCGGTGTAGCGCCAATGATTCAAACGGCGTTGCCATCAGACCTGTCACCAATGGTTTCAAACGCGCTGACTAAGGCGGGGACGGCGGTTGTGATGGCGGCGGCATCCGGCAAAGACCCCGGAGCGGCTCTTACTAACTCGTTGTTGAGTTCTGCAACGTCTGGTGGGCTGTCGTCACTATCAGGCGAGGTTGGGTTGAGCGGTGACGAGGCCAAAGTTCTCAGTGGTGCGTTGGCTCCTGTTGTTACCCAACTTGTGACAACTGGGAAAGTTAGCGATCAGACCATCTTGAACAGCATTATGATGGCTGGCTCGACTATTCTTGCAAATACAAAGTCGGGGGCAGTAGACAACGCAGTTACGTTGAAAACTGGTGACGAGAATAGCAGTACGACTGGTGCATTGACATCAGCAATCAACAATCAAAACATAAATAACATTAGCCAAATAGCAACCGGGGATGATAGCCAAAAAGTAACCGGAGCGTTAAACTTATTGGCGAATACTGATTACGGTAATTCGACGGCAAACAATGTTGCTTCATCTGTTGGCGCTGGGCTTGGAGCTTTGACGGCAGCAAATGCAATGGGTAACAAACTGACTGGGTTGACTAAGGTTTCTGGACCCAAGGTCAGCACTACAAAAGGTAATGTGACTGGTGCGTTTGGCGTAAACAAAACAAACGTACCAGCCAAGCCTGTATTGAAAACGGTTCCGCTTATCAATCCAAGTTTGGCAAAGACTTCAGCAAAAATTGTTCCAGCAAAAGTTGATATTTCAAAGTTAACGCCGGTCAAGACCGCTGTGGCTCCCCCAAAGAAGGTGGATGTCAGTAAACTTACACCAGTGAAACAAACCGCAAAGATAGGGTAAATCATGGCAATTTTGGAAAAACGCAAGTCGGTCAATCAGTTGCCGCGATTTGAGCGGTATCAAGATACCCGCGGCGGTGACCGTGCTGCCGCCCTTCGCGGAGAGACACCGATTACATCTGCTGTACGGCAACTTGCCGGTACAAGCGGTTATGGCCCAATGGGGAAAACCGAAGGTTTCAACCCGATGGGTGGCCGTGGTGATCTTCTAGGGGCACCGAGTAGTCGGGGCGCTGGAAAGACGGGGGTAACGTCTGCATTAAATCAAGCGACCGCAAAAGGTTTGGTCGGAGCCACTCCAGCAAAAGGGGCTACCGTTGGAAAGACTATTGCAGGGACCACCGCCGGGAAGACTGCGGCAGGAACTACATCTAAAGTTCCGGGGTTAACATCAAAGACCACGGATGCAACGACTGGTAAATCATTAACGTCTACCGGGAGTGGCGCGGCCAAAACAGCCACGACTGGAACGACTACTGGTGGGAAAACAATTACTTCTACCGGTACCGGAACAGGTGGAACGACTGGGACGACTGGAACAAAGACAACCGCGTCACAGGCCTCAAACCTTGGGAAAACTGTCACAAGTGCGTTAGCAGGTGCGGCAATTGGGGCCGGGACAAAAGCGGTCATTGATCGGTTGACGGGTGGAACTAAAACAACTGGCGGCACAGGAGGGACTCCACCGGCAGGGGGAACACCTCCAACGACTGGGGGCACAAAAGGCCCCGGAGTTATGCCGGTTAAAGCAACGGATACAACAAAAACGGTTGACGACCTTACTAAAGGAACATTGACAAGCGTGACCGCTCCCAAAACGGGATCGACCACCGGGGCGACGACGGGTAAAGTTGTGAACCCACAAACCGGCATCACAACCAAACCAACATCTGGGTCGGTAGTTCCCAAAACGGTGCCAACGGCTCCAAAAACTGGGGGCGTTTCACCAAAGACCGGCACTACGGGTCCAACTGCTCCAAAGACAGGAGTTACCGCGCCCAAAACAGGTGGTACCAGAGGATTAACTTCAACAACGGCTGCTGGTAGTTCAACAGCTAATGTAACTGAGCCAAACGTCTCTGCTGCAACCAATCCGGCTTATGACGAAGACGGCAATCTGATGCCGGGGTATGAACTAGATGAGGATGGCAATCCGGTTTGGATGGGCGACAAGGAAACTTCGACCACGTTTAACCCAGATGGGACGATTGGTGGAACTGGAAACACCACAGAAACCCTTGATGACGGCACGACAATCACTTATGACCGTGACGGCAATGTAGTTGGTTATACAGACCCTGACGGCGTGGCTTACGACGCTGATGGCAATCCTACTGACAAAACTGTATTTGCTGGCGGAGAAGGCGCGGAGACGGCGGCAGGTGGCGCTGGCGAAGATTTGCTTGGCGGTGACGGCTCAGTAAACATGAGCGGTGAAATGACCGATGAATTTGGCAATTTTTATGATGCTGATGGCAACTTCTTACGATACGCTGACGGAAGCACTGAAGATCCAAATGCGGTTGCATATACCGATCCTGACGGTAACACTTATAACTCAGCCGGAGATTTGATTGCAGAGGCCAGTAATTCTGGCGCTGCAGAAGACCATTCTGGATTTACCCAACAAGATGTCTATGGTAATACTTATGATTGGGATGGCAATTTAATTGCTTATGCTGAAGGATATGGGCCAGACAATCAAGTTATTGATGACACTCAATACGCTTCGGGTGATAACACCACAGACGATACTGAGTACGCATCGGCTGACGATGAAGATATTGATGTTGGCAAGAAAGGTGGTTTATTCCAATACGCCAAGGGAGGTTCGGTAGACGAACCTATTCACCACAAACGCAACTCTGACGGAACCATCACGCAAATGTTTGATGATGGTTCGCACATCACTTATAACAATGGTGGTGAAGTCATTCGAGTGGCCGAGGGTGGTGATGTCCAAAAGTTTGTTGGTGGCGGTCAGGCTTATGCACCAGTTAATACCGCCGCACAGTATCAAAATTCTGGTTACCTTCGGGGAGCCGATCAAGGTCGATTGCAATCATTTTTGAATGATTTGCCACAAGCCGGTGATGCGGGTCCTCAATCAGAAGGTGACTTAGGCGGCTACCCAATATCAACTTCTTATTACGGCGGCGGTTTTCAAGATCCGGGGCTTGACTCTGAAAACGATGACAATGCTTTACCGCTTTCAACCACTTACTATGGCGGCTCGCAACCGTCCCGCCCTCTCGGTCAAACCTTCCCTGCTGGGTATCATGACAACGGTGACGGCACAGCCACTTACGTTAATGATGAAGACGGTAGCACGGTCACGATTGATGCTGACAACAACATTGTGTTTGTGACTGATGCCAACGGCGAGACGATCGTTGACAACAGCGCGGAGCTTGCTCAAAACCAAACCACTGACCCTGTTGGTGGATTGACCGCTGTAACGTCTGAGTTACAAAAAAATCCGCCAGAACGTGATCAAAGCTATATGCCACCCGGAGCGGTTGATCAGGGTGACGGCACGTTTAAGATTGGCAATCAGGTCTACAACATGGACACCGGGAAACCGCTGTACACGACTGATGATGAAGGCAATATCACTCGTGTTGAGCCTTCGACTCAGAACGGTTATGTCGACAACGGGGATGGCACCTACACAATTAACAACAAAACCTATGACATAGAAACTGACGCTCCGCTTTATGAGGAACGAGGCGGTACAACCTATGACATGAATGGAAAGCCGTTGTGGAGTACGGATTCTGCTGGAAACATTATTCCGCCGACAATTACAAGTGCTGGTTCAAGCGGTGGTACTAGCCTTGGTGGGAATAAAACTCCGGCAGAAAAAGTTGGTGAAACTCAGTTAGGCGGAAAAACAAGTTCTGCGATTGATGACTTGTTAGCTGGTTTGAATACTTACGGCGGTGCTGGAGCCGCTGGAGCGGTTGTTGGCGCGTTGTTGGGTAACAGCGACCTGTTTAGTCCAAACAATGCTGGTGGCGGTAACAACGTCGATATGTCGAAGGTTGGCGTGATCAACCCACGCACAACTGATTTTGGCATCGGGCCAGCGAATTATGTTGGCTACGATCAATACGGAACGCCAGAGGCGATGCCTGAGTTGTACGGCAACGAGTTGTACCAGAACCTTAACGCTCCCGGTTTTAACGAAGTAAACCCCGGCGACTACGCTCGTATGGATGCTGCGATGGCACCTCAAGACAACGAAAACGTTGAAGTTAATCCTGATGATGAAAACGTCGAAGGCATGGCAGAAGGCGGAATGCCCGATGGTGGCCTTGGTATGCAGACGTACTACACGTTTGGAACTCCAGTAGACCCGATGCAGAACTTGTACAACCCACAGCCGATGCAACAGGGAATGCCCCCACAGGCGGCTCAGAACCAGCAACAGATGGCTTCTAGTCAGCCGGTGCAGGCATTGCCACCCGGAATGCCACAAGGCGCTCCACAGGGCCAGAACATGGGTATGGCAAAGCCACCGATGCCACAGCAAAACCCAATGCAAGCTGGGCCGCAGGGATTAAAGAGCGGGGGCCTACCTGCGTGGTCAAATGTACCGATCACTTCGGGTCGATTGAACTTCCGCCACGGCGCTCCTGTTCATGGCCCCGGAGACGGGCAATCGGATGATATTCCGGCTATGCTTGCTGACGGTGAATATGTGATTGACGCTGATACCGTAGCGCAGATCGGTAATGGTTCAACCAAAGCAGGTGCGGCGGCGTTGGACAAATTCAGGGAAAATATCAGGGCGCACAAACGGTCTGCGCCGGTTCACAAGATACCGCCTAAGACCAAGGCGCTTACTTCATACCTGAAAGGGGCACGATAATGGCTGGCTTATTCCAAGGTGATCCGTTACCCGATGTAACGTCGACGACGGAAGCGCAGGCCACCGCGCCTGAGTTTTATACCAACTACCTGCAAGACATTGCAAACCTTGGCCAGAACGCTGTTCAGCAAAGTGGTATTGCTGGGTTTAGCCCACTGCAACAGCAGGCGTTCCAGATGGCCCCAGATGTGGCGTTCTCTGGCGCTGGGTCATTGGGTGCGGCTTCGCAGTTAATGGGTCAGGCGGGTGCCACAACGGTCCCAGATGTTATTGCTGACTACATGAATCCGTACACCAGTAACGTGGTGGATGAGATGGGGCGCTTGCAGAACCGCAACATTCAAGAGAATGTTCTGCCAGCGTTGGGTGGTGCCGCGGTTGGATCTGGTCAGTTTGGCTCACGCCGTCAACAGCAGATCACCGGCAACACGATGCGTGATATGCAGGCTGACTTGCTTGGCAAGCAGTACCAAGCCCTTAACCAAGGCTACACGCAAGCCGGACAAATGGCGGGGAGCGACTTATCACGGGCTTTGCAGGCCGGTCAGGGCTTCACTCAGTTGGGTAATCAACAACAGGACTTGGGAACGACTGGCCTTAAAACGCTGTACGACTATGGCGCTCAACAACAAGGACTAGGTCAACGGATGTTGGATCGTCCGATGCAGGATGCACAGAACTTTGCTAAGTTAATGCAGGGGTATCAGATCCCAATGGGGTCCGTCAGTCAAAAAGTTGGGCCAGAGGCCGGGGCATACTCAAATAGTCCGTTGTCGCAGATCGCTGGTTTGCTGTCTGGCTTGGGTGCGTTTTCAAACCTCACCAAAACAGACGGAAAAGCAGACGGCGGGGCTGTGATGATGAAGAAGGGCGGTCAGGCGCATCGCTCAAAGGCTCACGCTTATTTGGCTCGTGGCGGTTCATTGAAGATGAGGGGGTAAGACATGGCCGAACCACAACCAACTGGTGGCTTGGGCGCGATGGCACCGAAGCCGCAAAATCCAGCGCAGGATGCCGCTCGAATTTCCGGAATGGAACAATCCGATACTCCTCAAGATCGGATGAACAAAGTCATTCAAGAAAAAAAAGACGCGGAAGAAGCACTTACAAGGCAAATGGCTATATTGCGACAGTCTTACGGCGTGAGATCAAATATGCCGTTCGATACTTCGTTGATGGCGGCGGCTTCAGGGTTCTTGAAACCAACCAAAACCGGATCGTTTGGCGAATCTCTTGGGAGTGCGGCGGAAGCCTACGCCACAGATTACGACAAGGCGTTACTGCGTAAACAACAGGCGGCAAAACAAGATTTGGAATTGCTTCAAGCAGAAGAGGCAATTAAGAGCAAAAACCGTCAGTACCAGCAGTTGCTGGAATTGTCTGGGTACGACCCGTCTAAAGCCACCACCCTTACTGGTGGTCCTTCTGTGTCCTCTGGTGCGCCGTCTGGCGGTACTGCGCCCTCTAGTGGTCCTGCTGGCGCTCCTTCTACTGAAGCCCCGTCACAGGGCGCGATGCCCCCGGCACAACGGGGAATGAAACAGATTACCGAAGAAGACATTTTGCGGGGTCAAGTTATTGGTGGTAAAGAACAGGCTGGTTTGTTAACAGACTTAGCCAAGATGCAACGTGACAGGTATATTGTTGTTGACGGCAATTTATATGACAAAGTTATTGATGATTTTGTAAAAAAAGCGCCGCCCAATCAAAAGCCGGGAAAATACGATTTTGGTGAAGCCGCCGGAGTTCGTGAAACAACCCCCGATGTTTATAATCGATATAGACAAATTCTTGAAAAAGGCACACAAGAAGATTTGTGGAATTTTTACAAAGGAGAACAATGGATTACAGGGAAGTTTCCGGGAAATAAGGCATCGGCATCTGCTCCGGCGGCAAGTCTTGGACAAAACGCAGGTGCGGGTACAACGGGAGTGTCAGAACCGGGAGGTCCTTCAGAAAGCAATCCGTTTGGCTTGCGAACAAGATTTGAATCGGCAGAAGAAAAGAAAACACGCGAACGGGCTGAAGCAATTGAAGATGCGGCACAAAAGGCATCGCGTGAAGCACTTGAAAGGCTTCGCGCCGAAGGTGGTGAAAAACGCGCATCAAATTTGATTGGCCTTGGCGAATCAGCTCAAACTACAAGAAATCTTGCAAAAGATATGAATTCTTTTGCAAAAAGCAATCCACGGATATTTGATTTGCTTCAAAGTCCAGATATTCTTGATCGAGTAGTTAAGTTTGGGGAACAAGGAATTAAGTTTGGGCAATTTGGATCGTTTAGCATTCCAGCGACAGTTTTGGCGCAAAACAAGTATTTGGGAATTACGCAAGGCGATCTTGATGCGTTGCAGATGTTTGCTCAAGCAAATGCAAAACTTACGGTTGAATTGCGTAAGCAATCAAGGTCTCCCGGCGAAGGATCAACAACCGAAAGCGAAGGAACGCTTTACGCTACGGTTGAGGCGTTGCCATCAAACTCATCAAGAGTTATTTTGCTTAAAAACGATCTCTTGGAGTTGAGGTCTGATTTTAATGAACAAGCGGCAAAATTGTGGGTTGAATATTCGGAAAAAAACCCCGGCAAATCTTTTGACAGTTTCCGATTGCATTCTCAGGACTTCAAAGAGTTACGGTCAGCATATGACAAAGCTCTAGACGTTCGACGTAAGGTGACCGCAGAAATTTTGGGTGACAAGCCCAAGGAAGGAGCCAAGCCTGCCGCCCCACAATCTGCGGCACCGACTGCGGCTCCAGCGGGTAACAAACCAAATGAGCGTGTAATTGGCGGGACGATTTGGGAACGCAAACCAGACGGATCGTGGAAGAACACCGAAAGGAAACCGTAATGACTTCCCTTGCTGACTACAACAACAACCCCGGTAACCTGCGTCCACCGAAAGGTATGACGTATGAAGGCCAGATTGGCGTAGACGAAAACGGGTTTGCAATCTTTGAGAACAAGTCGTTTGGTCGCAACGCGCTTGTTCGTGATATTGAAATCAAACAGAAACGCGGTTTAAACAATCCAAACGACTTTTTGGATGTGTACGCGCCACGATCAAAAGAAAACCCGGAGGAAGGGCGGCAGAATTACAAGACGGGGCTTGCCGGTCACCTTGGGTTGAACTCTCCAAAAGACCCGTTCCCTGAAAACTCGGTTGACAAGATCGCTGACTACATCAGTTCGTTTGAGTCTGGTCAACCAATTCAAGAAGAAAAGAAAAATGACAACATTCCAGAGTCGTTTACTCGCACTTCTGTAGCGGAAGAGATTAAGAACGAACCAGAAACAACGACTACGCCAACAACGCCGGAAAAATCACCGCTTGTCGATCTTGCGGCTAAAACTGGCTCGTACCTTACAAATAAAGCGATAGAGAATCCTATCGCTACGGCTACTGGGTTGGGCGGTGCCGCTCTTGGTGCAATGACTTCTGGCCTTGGATCAAAAAACCTTTTTGAAATGGAAAAAGGGGTTAAGGATGCCAAGACAGCGTATGAAACCGCCAAGAAGGCGGCAAGTTTAGCGGCAACGGCTCCTGCTGAAATTGGGCAGAAACTAGAGATAGAAGCCAAGCGGTTGGAACAACAGTATCTTGCGTCAAAAGCAAGCCAAAATGCGCTTGAAAGAGAACTGGCAAACGCCACAGCCGAGTCATCGAGGTATACACAGCCAGAACCTGACGCTCGCGGCAAAGTTGCCGGGGAGTCGGGGACCAAAGCATATGCCAGAAAAATGCCGGGGCAACTTCCGCCCGAAGCAATGCTGGCTGAAGTTGAAGATATGACTTCAGGAAAAAATGCTCGCGGCAAAGGCGCTTACGACATAGCAGAACGGAATGCCGCCAACATCCAAAAACAAAAAGAAATGGGGTTGGGTGGCATGAAAATGACGGGTAGAGGCTCTGAGCAGTTTGTTTTGCCAAACGAAATAAATGCACAGCGCGAAGCTCACATGGCTTCTGCTAAAGAGCGAGTCAATCAACTTACGCCACAAGCAAAATTAGCGGCAGAGCAAGCAGAGCAAGCGCGGCAGGCCAGCACAACTGCTGAAGCTGTACGACAACGTGAAGTTGCCGCCGCTCAAACTGCCGCTTCAAAAGCGCAACAGACAATGGGAACGGCTCAAACCACACTTGAAACAGCAAGCAAAAACGCGCCACAGAACATTGGAAAACTTGGCGCACTGTGGTCGAAGATTCCCGGTGCCAATATGTTGGCTGGCGCTGGCGCAGGATTGTCAGCCGCCGAAGCCTTGAGTCGCTACGAAAAAGGCGACAAGAGCGGGGCGGTTATTTCGACCCTACAACTGCTTTTTGACGGGATGGCTATGCTACCCCCCGGCACTCCTATTACAGCGGCTCTAAAGGGCGTTGGCGTGGCTGGAGGGCTTGCCACAACGGCCTACGACTTATATAGAACGTACAACATGGAGCAACCGCCACCGCCACCGCCACCAAAGAAAGCCCGTGGTGGCCTTTCAATGTTACGATAGTTGCCATCGACTCCTCTTAGCCCCCAGTGACGGGGGCTTTTTTTATTCCGCGAGGAAGTCTGGTTGCCCAATCTTTACCGCGCCACCATTGATGCGGTACTGTAAGTTCGTGGAATTGTCAATCGTGTACAGCACAAGCCAAGACAATGATTGAGCGGTAAGTGTTTCTCCGCACTCGCTGACATCCCAATACTTGACACCGTTTGTTTCCCGTTCAGTCACGATGAT